CTTCCCTGTCGGTAGTCCTATTGAGGCTAAGATTGACGTAGAAAGTAGAGAATGGAACGGTAAGTGGTTTACTAATGTTACTGTCTTTTCGATGGTGGGTAGTTCTCCTATGCCACAGCAGCCAGCCCAACAAGCAGCTCCGCAGGGACAACCTGCATCTATAGGTAATCCGCTTCCAGAGCCTACGGATGACTTACCATTCTAGTATTCAGTTATTAACGCAGGTGTCATTCTTTGGCACTTGCTTTTTTTATTAATTTATAATTTACTGCAGCCATGCAACTATACTATACCTTGTTCCTTTTATAATTGGTTCAATACCATGTGGATACATAAAATTACTGGGAAAAAAAACAATAGACCCTTTAGCGAGTTTTAGTCTTTTTATTTCTTTTCCTTTTTGATCTGTAAAAATTAAATCTCCACCTTCATAATCATCATTTAAATTAATAATAACACTTAAATGTCTTGTACACGTTGTGAAATGATCAGTATGAACTTCGTATTTTCCACCAAAACTATATTTTAATAAATCTATTTGATTTATTTTTGAACTCATCATTCTAGGAAATTTTGCTTTGTAATAGATATATAGTCTTTCTATTTCTTTTTTTATAAAATTCCAATAAAATATATTTGTAGGAGTATCAAAATTTAAATGATATCCTTTTACGTTTCTAACATTTTTATTTACACCACTTTCAACTTCCATATTTTTTTTAACTTTTTTATCTATAAGAGGTATGATTTTATCTATAAATTCAGTAGAAACTATATTTTTAAGTTCAACAATTGTTTCTAAATGGTCCATTTAAAGTAAACTTGCCTTTTGTTTTTGACTTTCATCTAAAGTCTTATCATTTTTTTCTAATTTTTTTAATGTAGTTTTATTTGGTTTCCATTCTTCTTTATTAACTACATCACCACCTCTTTCAGGTTTTGTTTGAAATACTACAGTATAACTACCATCATAAGGTTTTAATTTTTCTTTCCACCAATATGGATCTTTGATAGTATAATGTGCATTTTTTCCGTTAGTTAAAATTTGTTTAGCTGGATAACAAGTAATAGTTAAAAATACTTTATTACCATAACTAAAAATATCTTTTAATACTTCATCAACTATATGGAGTTATATTTATACCCATAGGTGAACCTGGAACTTTTCTGTTATTAAATAATATAGAATGAAATTTCGCTTTACCACAACCATAATCTAAAATGGTTTTTACATTATTATTTTTTATAACTTCAAAAATTTGATGTTTATATTCTGCTAATGCCTCACCAATCCAATTGTCTTGGTTTACAGCATGAAATTTAGTGGCTTCTGTTAACGATTCATACATAATTTTTCTCTTTATATTCTTTATAATGCTTATAACATAACTCCGTAAATTTAGTCAAGTGTAGTGCTTCTTTATAGGTATCAACTTTATAAGCATCAATACCATCATAACCCATTTCTTTTGCTACTTTAAATCTGTAATGGCCACAATGTATTTCATCATCTTTAAATACAGCGGGAAATAACAATCCATCTTCTTTCATATATTTACGAACAGTCTCTAAATGCTCTTGATTCCACTTCATTTTATCTTGTAATGAGTCAAAATCTATGTATGATAGACGTTCGGGAAACCAGATTATTCTCGCTTTCATTATATTCATAAGTATTATATAGTAGGTTATATGTTACAAAAACTAAATTTCAAGCCCGGTTTTAACAAGATGGTCACGGATTCCGGAGGCGAGTCTCAATGGGTCGATGGTGATTTTGTTCGATTTCGATATGGATTACCTGAAAAAATAGGTGGCTGGAATCAGCTTACTATTGAAAATTTAACTTTACCAGGGGTCGCTAGAGCACAACATGCATGGACATCTTTAGCAGGTGAAAAGTATACTGCAATCGGTACCTCACAAGGTTTGTTTTTATATTATGGTGAAGATTTTTATGACATTACCCCTTTAGATACAGCAATCACTGGAGCTGATTTTGATGCAACAACCGGTTCATCAACCGTTACCGTAAATAAAAATGCTCATGGTTTATCTGATGGAAGATATGTAACCTTTTCTAGTGTTACAGTTCCAACTGGATCAGGATACGCTACATCTGATTTTGAAGATAATACATTTGAAGTATTAAATTCAACTACAAATACTTTTGAAATTACTATGCCATCTAATTCAGCAGGTACAACTTCTGGAACTGGATCAGCAGAAATTGATCCCTATGTAGTTGTTGGTCCAACATTTCAATCTGCAGGTTATGGATGGGGAACATATTTATTTGGTGAAGAAGCATGGGGCACGGAACGTTCAACAAGTAACGTGGTCCTGGATCCAGGCTTCTGGAGTTTAGATAACTTTGGTCAAATATTAGTTGCAACAATTCACAATGGTAAAACATTTACTTGGGATGCAGGAGCATCAGGTGCAAGAGGAATTAGAGCAACCGTTATGACAGGTGCACCTACTGCATCGAGATTAACTCAAGTATCGGATAGAGATAGACATGTATTTCATTTTGGAACAGAAACCACAATCGGTGATCCATCAACACAAGATCCAATGTTTATAAGATTTTCAAATCAAGAAGACTTTAATACATATGCACCAACTGCAACAAATACAGCAGGAACATTTAGAGTCGATAAAGGAAACGTTATTGTAGGAGCGGTATCTGGTAAAGATTATACATTAGTATTAACAGACAGCTCTGCTTATGTAATTCAATTCGTTGGTCCACCATTTACATTTTCAGTTAAACAAGTTGGTACAAACTGTGGATTGATTGGTCAACATGCACTTACTTATTCTAATGGTGTTGTCTTTTGGATGTCTGGTGAAGGTGGATTTTTTATGTATGATGGTACTGTTAAATCTATACCATGTTTAGTTGAAGACTTTGTGTTTACAACTACAGGAGATAATTTAGGTATTAATTATGATGCGGGCCAAATTATTTATGCAGAACATAATACTTTATATGGTGAAGTTAATTGGTTTTATGCAAAAGATGGTTCTGATCAAATTGATAGATGTGTAACTTATAACTATGGAGAAAACTGTTGGACAACATCATCACTTGCTAGAACTAGTTATGTAGATACAGGTGTATTTGATTTGCCATATGCAACAGAATACAATGCAACTGCTGTACCTAATTTTCCAATACAAGGAATTACCGCAAGATTTGGAGCATCAACTTATTATGCCCATGAAACCGGGACCGATCAAATCAATTCATCGGGTACAACTTCTATTGATGCATTTATACAATCAGGAGACTTTGATATATCTGCAAGACGAAGTGCTTTAGGAGGTACAACCGGTCTAGCTGATCTTAGAGGAGATGGTGAGTTTATTATGTCTATGAGTAGATTTATACCAGACTTTAAGGTATTGACCGGTAATTCAAAGATTACATTATTATTGAACAACTATCCAAGTGATACCGCATCAAGCTCACCACTAGGACCCTTTACAATTACAAGTTCTACTGATAAAGTGGACACTAGAGCAAGAGGCAGGCTTCTTGCAATCAAAATTGAAAATGACGCTGTAGGTGAAACTTGGCGTTATGGAACATTAAGAGTAGATATAAAACCAGACGGAAGAAGATAATGGGCGGATTATACGATTTATTAGAAACTTATAGAATACAAAACGATCCTCGTTTTGCATATGAGGGTTTGTATCAAGATCCAATGAAACCTAAAAATAATATCAGGGATTATTTTACTTATAATCCAGATGCAAGTCCTTATGGTTTAACTGATGCTGAAGATTTTCAACCATTTCAATCATCTTCTTTTCCACAAGAGTTTGGTGTAGGTAGTTTATTTGATCCAAGAGTAGGTCAAACTGATTATCCAATCACAAGAACTATACAAGAAGATGAAGATGAAGATGAAGATGAAGACCAAATGATTCAAGAAATCACAACACCATACACAGGTGTTACAGGTATGGGATATCAAACTCCTAGAACTATAGCAGATCAAAATAGAGTTTTAGGTCAAACATTTACAGAACAAAAACCATCAGGCATTGCAAGATTATTTGAAGTATTGGGTAATATCCCAACACCATTTAATTTAGCAAGACGTGGTTTGGAATCTTTAAGTGGATTTAATCAAAGATTACGTAATACAGATTTTGGTCAATCAAGAACTTTACAAGAATACTTTGAAAGAAAAAGACAAAGAGATCAAGCTAAAAGAGCACAAGAAGCTATGCCAGGTGTTTATGAAAGTGCTAGAGAGCAAGGTTTTACAAATGATCGAGGTGGCTTTAGTACTACTAGTGCTGATAAAGCAGGAACATCTGTAGGTAGTGGTCAGTTTTCACCTAGCACAAGTAGAGGAAGATCAGGTTATTAATGGCTAGAATAACTTCATACATACCAGAACCAAAAGAAGAATACGATGTTGAAAACCAAAGACAAATTCTTCGTGCAGTTGATACTATTAAAACTGAATTAAATTTTTCATATCAACAAGATTTAAGAAATGAGGAAGATCAGAAAAACTGGTTTTTAAGTTAATGGCAAATTTTTATAAAAGCGAAATTTTTGATTTAACAACAACTAATTTAACAACTGTGTTAACTATATCTACATCATCAATTGCTATTGTAAAATCAGTGCAGGCATGTGTAATAGATAATACCAATGTTGACTTTGAAGTATTTTTAAAAAAATCAGGTGGATCTGATGTTGAAATAGCACACAGCACTTTAAATAAATCAACAGAAAATTTTGCAAAAGATGTTATCAATATGGAAGCAGGGGATACTTTAAAAGTACAAGCAAGCGTTGCTGATAAAGCCTCTGGACAAGTGAGCTATCTTATGGTAGATAGATCGCAAGAAAATGGATAAAGACATACCAAAGATAGAGTGTACAACAATAACAACGTATAGAAATACGAAGACAGGAGAAGTGCATAAACAGAAAGTAGAAGGACCCGACATTGTAGAAGATGTCACCGTGCAAGTTACCAATAAAGGTCTACAAGTATTTCAGAAAGTGATGAATCAAAAAAATGACAAACCAAAATCCTAGAGGCGGAACAGAGCTTCAATTTGAATATTTAAGAAAACACGTTGATCCAAAGTTATTAAATCAATTTCAAATCTGTACATCGGTACCGGAATCTATTCCACTAGCTAAAGATAAAATAAATATTCTTTGGCAAAAGAATTCATATGATCAACCGAATCTGGCTCCATGGTTCAAGGATAAATCTAATCACGATAAGTATGATTGGTATGTATTTAATTCTAATTGGAACTTTGAAAAATTCAGAATGATGTTTGATATACCATTAAATAAATCTTTAGTTATAAAAAATGGTGTGGGAGATATAGAACCTATTTCAACTACTTATAAAAAAGGTAATCCAATAAAAATTATACATCACTGTACACCGTGGAGAGGATTATCTGTATTGTTAGGTGCAATGCAATTAGTAAAGAATCCATTAATTACTTTAGATGTTTATTCTTCAACTGAAGTGTATGGTAAACGATTCCATGATCAAACTGATGATCAATATAAAGAACTATATGAACAAGCAAGACAACTCCCTAATGTAAATTACATTGGATATAAACCAAACGAATATATTAAAGAACATTTAAAAGATTATAGATTATTTGTGTATCCTAGTATTTGGGAAGAAACATTTTGTATATCATTATTAGAGGCAATGGCTGCCGGTTTATATTGTGTAACTACTAACTTTGGTGCTTTGTTTGAAACAGGTGCAGAGTTTCCAATGTATATTCCATATTCAAATGATTATCATAGTTTAGCAAGAAGATTTGCAGAAGGTATAGAAGTTGCTGCTAAATCTTTAGAAGTAGATGGAATCAATGATCACTTAAAAGTACAAAGAGATTACGTCAATAGATTCTATAATTGGAATGTAAAAGGAATTAGTTGGCAACGATTTTTACAAGGAGCATTAAATGCAAAACAATAAACCTATATGGTTCAATAAAGAAAAGAAAACATCTGCAAATGTAGATACGTATCAAACCGAAAAACTAGAACAGGTTAATTCTAATTACACAGAAATAAACTTAGGAGCTAAAAAAGTACCTTATAAGATAATGGTATGTACCCCATGTCATAGTGAGGTATCTATGCATTACACACAAGCAGTATTAAAGTTTCAATTAGAGTGTATGAAACGAAATATTTTAGTTAGTTTTAGTTTATTAAAATCATCATTAGTTACACAAGGTAGAAACTTATGTGTAGCAGAGTTTTTAAATCATGAAGATCATTATGATTGGTTATTGTTTATTGATTCGGATATTGATTTTAATGCAGAGACTATATTTAAAATGTTAGAAGCTAATAAAGATATTGTATCTTGTCCTTATCCAATGAAGATGTTTGATACTGATAAAATGTGGAGAAAAGTACATAACACAGATATGGTAAAAACAGAAAAAGATTTATTACCTGCAGGATATATGTATCCAATTAAAATTGGTAAAAATGAATTAGTTTTAGAAAATGGTTTTATGGAAGTAACTCACGCTCCTACAGGCTGTATGTTGATTAAAAGAACCGTTATAGAAAAGCTTATTGAAAAACATCCCGAATTAAAGATATATCAACCAACAGTAATTAATGGCAAAGAAGTAGAAAAAGAAAACTTTTACAATTTATTTGATACTTTACACGATGTAGAAACTAAACGATACTTTGGTGAAGACTTTGGATTCTGTCAAAGATGGACAGATATAGGTGGTAAAGTATATATCTATGCAATGGATTATATAACCCACGTAGGTGACCATCAATATTGTGGTCGATTTTTTGATATGTTGACCGGTTTAAAACGTGTTGACGTTGACAAAAAAATCAAATAAAGTACG